ATGACACAGACCACGGACACGGAATTACATTCCAAGTGTCTGGCGAGCAACCAGAGTGATTTCCTCATCTGTGAATTCTGACTGAGTAGCCAGTAGAGCATTGTAGTTATTGGTATCACGATACACAGCGTTACCATAGTCAGAGAATACTGATGTGATGGCTGAAATCTTAGCCTGAACCAATTCTTGTTTTGTAGTCATTTTCTTTTCCTTATCCGAAACATCTAGACTTATTTGCTCTGATACTTATTCGCTAGGCTCACCCTGTTGGGATTATTTGCTAGGCTCATTATCTGAGGCTCATTCTTTATGTTTCTCTGTTTATCTTTATATCCATATTCTAACATCGACCACGGACATATAACTAATTGGAATGCCCTATTGTTACGTTTTGTTACCTATTTGTTACAATTCGGGGGAATCTATATATAGTGCGTAAATGATAGTATGACACTACATATTGTGGCGCGGATTTTTTACAAAAAAATAACCTCCAATTTATTTGCTAGGCTCACCTTTCGGATTATTTGCTAGGCTCACTTGGAGATTTGATTTTTAGTTTTGCTAACTAAATCGAGAAACAATCGCTATCTGTCTATATCAGTATCACTACTGGTTATTACCCTCTCCATTTAGCGAACAAACTTTTTTGGGATATCCCAATTAGTTTGTTTTGAATAGACTACCCAGATTTTCATCTGCCCTCTTGTATCAGGTTGCCCAAGGGGAATTGCGATTACGGTATTTGATAGATTTTTCGGGGCATTCCAATCTTTTCTAGCCTTATCCGAAAGCACTAACAGAATGTTTACTAACTTTTCTGTCTATCTTGTTTCTCTATTTAGTTATCAAGTGGGCTAGTGGGGTAACGCTCCCCATCTTTTGTTCTTGGTGGGTGCTGGCTTGGTATTTACCAAGTAGCCTTCCCTATCTCGCCATTACTCTCTTTGAGTTACTAGCCCTCTATTTTGTTTTTCTTTATATCTATATTATAGCGAGAGGCACGGACATGAAACTATTAGAAACAGGCTATTTACAACATATTTGCGTGGAATTAGGGGAATGTTGCGTTAGACACATAAACACGCAAGATTATTGCGTTTGGGGCGCGGCTTGTGTATAACTCTGTGCATAGTTGTTCATCTATTGTTTACCTAAATAGGCACGGTATCAGTAGTTATATGTCGGTGCTCAATGATAGTATAAAGACATAGAAAGAAAAGAAAAGGATAAACAAAATGGAAATTCAAATCATCACAGAAACAAAGGCAATCTATATGCCATTCGCTCCAGTAAACAAATTGTCTGCTGACGAATACAACGCTATGCGTGAAATGCTCAAAGAAGCAGAAGCATTAGGCGTTATCCGTGATTGGTCAATCTACTAAATAGGTGGCACTAGTCACTAGTGATTAGGTGGCACTAGTGTGCTCACTAATTTTTAGTGTTTTATTGTTGTAGATCGTGTATCGTACATATTTAGAAAATATTCAGAAAATGTACAAATTGGAAAATATAAAAATTTTCAGATTTCTGTGCGAAGGTAACACTCTATGCAATTGCATTCAAGAATTTTTTCAGGGGTATTAGAATTCTTCATCTAATTCATCCCTAAAGATAGCCTGATCAGAGTTAAATAACATTCCAATAATCAATAGAGCTATTGCAATAGCTACAATTGGAGCACAGAGAATAATTAATATTATGTGTGAATCTGTCACGGTAGATCATTTTCTTCTAAATCATCTCTATCAATAAGATCAAACTTCAATAGAAACACATTAATCATCTTTCTTGATACCTTAAGCTCTCTTGATAGCTGACGAGATGTTTTGTTGTTGGCTACAAATTGTTCGGTGAGCCACTCCTTGTCCATGTAATTTGTATTCATACATAAATTATATCATAAGCTCTGAGAGGCTCTCTAAGGAGATAGAATCTATTTTGGTACTTGGATTCGAGATAGCTTATTTTTCGACGGTATACAGCAAGCAACGCTTGCCTGATGTGTATTCACCATTTATGTATAGGACAATAAGCATGAGCTAACTTAGTCTTCATCCTCATAAAACATTTACATATTGTACACGTATGTGCAAACGCATTATATAAAGGACATTCTCTGCATATAGCTAATCGTTCGGTTTGAAGTTCTTTAGTGGTACGAGGCTGGTTTGGATTAAGTAGGTCCCAGGGTCTAACAGGCTTTGGAACATCGGGAATATCCTCATTTGTCATATATTTAGTATATCAACACATTCAGTGTGTTAACACATATTGCCCCATATGAGATGTTTTACTATCCTTGTTTGGGGATGTGGTGTTTGGGGTACTCTATCCGCCGCCGAATTTTCCGCTTCGCTTAAATCACACTATATATAGTTATTGTCGAAGAACTTTATCTCAAGATGTAGTAAATTGTGTATATAATATTATTATGGACCTTGCTTTGCTTCAAATGATATTTGGTATCTGTATCAGTGTTGCTACAGTTATTACTATTTCAGCAGCAGGAGTCAGATGGTTAGTCAGACACTACTTCGACGATATCAGAAAAGAACTTAAACCAAATAGTGGTAGTTCTATGAAAGATCAAGTAACTAGACTTGAGGGAGATGTCTTAGACTTAAAAATTCAGAATCAGCAAGGTGAAAGATTTCACGAAAAGCTAGATGATAAAATTGATAAATTGACCGAACTCTTTGTTCAGTATGTTGCTAAAAGTAAATAGCACGAATGTCCTTCGGACTTGACTTGTTTTCTTTAGGAAGACTATCTAGTAGGTTTGTAACTCTTGCCCCCCTACCCCCCATTTATATATAGTAGCAGCTGTCAAACACCTTGTCAACCCTTATGCTCAAATTCCTTATATTTACTGATGTAATATTTCGTAACAATTAAAAGTTGCAATATTTCATAAACCGTGCTATAATTTTTTTTACAGCACTTTGACTTAGAGTGTTTTTCTCTTTATGAGAAGGAGGAGGTATCTTAAAATGAAAACAAATCCTAGAATAAAGAGCTTTTTATTAAGTTCTATTGTTTTATTTATATTAGTTGGACTAAACGTAAGTTTTTCTCCAACTGCCAGTGCATCTGAACAAGGTGGCATTGGAATATCTAGGTCAGTTCCTAGCGGAGCTGAAATCCGAGAGACTATTGCTGCTGTTAAAGCAGAAAAGAAAATTAAATATATGCAGATATACGATCAGGTTGTTCAAGAAGAGAAAGAGCGAATTGCTAGTCCTAGTTCTAAACAATCTAAATTTGCAAGGTATGCATTAAAATTCCAAGGAACTCCATATTGGTATAGTGGATCAACTCCAGAGGCTTTTGATTGTAGTGGTTTTGTTGCTTATGTGATTAAGAAAGTTCTTAATGAGGATGTTCCTCACTCAGCAACATCTCAGATGCAACTAGGTCCACGAGTTGATGATCCATTACCTGGAGATCTTGTGGGATTTGGTTATGGAAATGATTTTGGACATATTGGTATTTATGTCGGTGACGGAAAAGTTATCGACGCACTAAACCCAAATAGGGATACTGAAGTACGAGATTTATCCTGGCTAGAAGCAAATGTTGCTCCAGCAGTATTTGTAAGAATTATTGAACCAAATAGAAATTTTAACCCACATAAAATTACACAAAAAACGATTGATGGTAAGATTGGATTCAACTTTACACCATGATCTGATACAATTGAGTAATGGCTGGCACTCAGGCTCGTCTCTCATACCCACCATCCTGAGTGTCAGTCTTTAATTATGTTATAATAAATGTATGGCACTTCAAGAATTCTTTGGCTCTGACCCTGCTCGTGTTACCTGGAAAATTGTCCGTGGTGATACGTCTGCTATTAAGGTTTCATTTTTACAAGATAATGAAACTACACCATACTCAACTACTGGTTGGGATTTTGTTTCTGTTGCATATGACCCTAAGACAGATTCAGAATTTGAACTTGAAACTTCTATGGCATCTAATGTCTTAACTATTACTGCCCCCTCAGATGTGACTGTTGAGTGGGGTAGTACATATGGATCAGTTGTAGCAGAGTTGCTATTTGATCTACAGGTTGATACTGGTACTCAAATTTGGACACCTATTGTTGGAACTATCAGCGTAGTTGGAGATGTTGGGGGTAGCCTCTAATGGCAGCAATTAAAATTGTAGATTCTAAATCTACCCTACCGCCAGTAATTAAGGTAACTGAAGGCGGAGTTGTCACCGTATATAAAGTTTCAACACTTGTCAAAACTTTCTGATAGAATAGTCTTATGCCTACAGATATTACACAAAGTACGATTGTCGCCACTATTCCATCTGCAAACGATGCCGCAGATATTGTAACAGCGTTTACTGCATACCACACAGACATTGGTGCAGCAATTAATGTTAAGTCAAACATTGCTAGTCCAACCTTTACTGGTAATGTGACTGCACCAAACCTACTTGCAACAACAGGGGTTACTGCACCAACACTTACATCAAATACTGCTCATGCTAATGTTCACACAATTACTCTAGTAGGTCAAGCATCTTCTGCTGTTAAGGCTGCAAGATATTATCCTGCTGCTGCTGCTAGTTATAACCCTAACTCTGCAACCGTAAACCAAACACGAGTTATTGTTTCACAAAATACTCCAGCAACAGCAAACCTTCAAGCAGGAGACGTTTGGATTTCCTGGACGGTATAGCTAATGGGAGCAGTTACAACTAGTCTTGGTGATGGGCTTGCAGATATAGCTAATCAAACCGTAACTCTTAGTGCTGGAGAAGATTTATTTTCAAATATTACAACTTCAAGTACAAGCTCTTTTGTTTCTGGAGGATTTGATTCTCTTGGAAATAGCTATACAGTTAGACCAATAGCAATTTCAGACGTTACAGTTGTTGTTGGAAAATCAGGAAGTGCCAATACTGGAGTTAGACCAATTTTTAAAACAAGTTTTACTGGAGATCCATTTGTAAATTCAACAGTTATAGTTTTTACTGGACCTCTTGCAAATAGCACTGATTTTTTACTTTCAACAGAACTTTTATACTTATATCCAACATTTGCCAGTACCCCTGCTTATTATGGATTTGAGCAAGCACAAGTTGGTGGTAGCATTGAATACTCCCTTGGCAGCAGTGGTGGCAGATCTCTTTATAAAGGCACTACCAAACTTCAAAATATAAGTTGTCTAAGTGGCAGCATTACTCAAGTAAGCATTCCAAGTGCTCCAGGAAACGTAAATGCATCAAGCGTAACCGATACTACTGCAAACATTACCTGGACAGCACCAGCAGACGACGGTATGCAAAGTCCAGCTGCCTATAGTGCAGCAAACATTAAAGGTTATAGAATTAACTATAGAAACTCTGATTCAGAAAACTGGAAAGTATTTGTTGCAAACACTGGGTCAAATACTTTGTCTAGAGTAGTGACTGATTTACTACCATCTACATATTATGAAGTTCAGGTTGCAGCACTAAACGCTGTAACAGACGCACATAATTCAAGTTATACAAGTATAACTGCTCACGTAGGTGAAAGAAGTGCTACATATTCATTTACAACATCTGCTACTACAAATAATGCTAGAATTTGGACTGGATCTGAATTTAAAAAAAGTATTATTAAAATATGGAGTGGTACTGCTTGGATACAATACCCAAACGTAAGAGCAAAAGTTTGGGACGGTACTATAACTACTCGAACTAATCTTGTTGCAAACCCTAACTTTGAAACAAACACAACTAACTGGTCAGTTACCTATGGCTTGTTGTCAAGAGTGACAACAACACCACAAATAGGAACATATTGTTTACAAATTGATTCCGATGGTGACGGTTATCTTAGTGCTGCTTATGTTAAAAGTAATAGTTTTTCTATTGGAACATCTTATCGTGCAGGATTATGGGTTAGAGCAGCTTCTGCTGGATACAACCTACAACTAACTCTTAGTGATAATGGTAGTTCAACAGCAAACACAGCTTTTATAGTAACAACATCGTGGCAGTTTGTACAAACACCAAGCATAACTGCAACAGGAACAACTGCAACCTTAAGTATTGATGGATATCCAGTTAACGACCCTATATTTGTTGACTCAGCAATTATTGAAACCACATCAACCTACACAGGAACATTCTTTGACGGCAACACGCCAGATTCTGGTGTTGTAGATTATGCTTGGACAGGTACAGCAAATGCATCTACGTCAACTGCTATAAACTCAGGGTTTAAAGAGTTGGCTCTTGATTCCTAACACTGTGATATAATTTAATTACTATGGCAACACGTAAAAATTATCCTGTTGGAAATGTTCCACCACTTGTAACTTGGACAGTTGTTCGTGGAGATACCGCCGCATTTCGTGTCTATGTAACTGACGACACAAAGGCTGCACTTAATGTTACATCTTGGACCAAATCAATGCAGATTAAGCGTCCAACTACACCACAGACTACACCTACAATGACAGATGCTGCTACTTTAATTACTACAGTAACTCCTGCCGCCGTTGCAGGAGACGGTACTGGAGAGTTTACAGTAAAACTAACTGCATCACAAACAAACCGTCTAGAGACTGGTGACTTGTTTGATATTGAAATTAAAGATGCTACAAGAATTTGGACAATCTGCCAGGGCAGCATAATCGTAATTGAGGATATTACTAATTCAGGAATGAGCTAATGGCTAAAGCAGTTATTAGTGACATTAAACCTGGCTATCTTGCATCTGTAGCACAAACTTCATACTCCAATACTTCTGTAACAGGCGAGGCACACTCTGCAAAGATTACAGACATTATTCACGATGCAAAAGTTACATCTATAAGTTATCCAATTACCACAGTTCGTGATATTGTTTATAATGCAAAACCCATTAGCGTTATTCCATTTTATGTAAGATTTGTAAATGTTGGAATTGCAGGGTATAGTGCAAGTAATCCAGCACCAATTGGCATAGCCATTGTTGGTTTCAGTAATTACATTTTATAAAAAGATTGATGATATAATTAATGTATTATGGTTAGAGCTACCCTTTCAGAAATTAAAGCTAAGTTTGAGACTGGAGATGTCCCCACAGGGGCTGACTACGCACAACTTATTGATACTCTTGCTGCTCAAGCAACTGAACTTGGTACGACTGGTAATAATGAAGAAACAATTTCTGGAATTGAGAATGCAACAACAGTAGATAGTTTTCCAGCAGCTAGTTGGAGAATGATCAAATACCTAGTTTCTATTTCTAAAATTACAGGCGGTGCAAATAAATTTTTTGCAACCGAATTAACAATTCTTATTGACGGAACAAATGTTAGCGTTAGTCAATATGGAACAATAGACAATGATGGGGATATTGGAACCGTTAGCGTCTCTCAGGTAGGAGCAAATGTAACTCTTGTAGTTACCCCCAATCCTGCCGTAACGCCAATCACTGTGCGATTCGCTCGTATGGGATTAAAGGCATAATAAGGAGATAATAAAATGGCAACAGTCAATAAAAACTTTAGAGTTAAGAATGGCTTAACTGTTGACGGTAACGTAACCTTTACAGGTACTAACGGAACTATCAATAGCTCAAACATTCTTACCGAAGCTACCGTAGCATATCCTAATGTATTTGCAACAATTAGTGCTAACGGAACATCAGTAGTTGCAGATAGCAGCACTGATACACTTACACTTACACCAAGCACTGGAATTACCATTGTTGGTAACGCAACAAGCGATACAATCACAATCACAAACTCAGATACTGGTTCAGCACAAGAAATTTTTAAGACAGTTAGTGCTAACGGTACATCAATTGTTGCAGATAGCAACACGGACACACTTACCATAACTCCAAGCACTGGAATTACCATTGTTGGTAACGCAACAAGCGATACCATTACAATTACTAACTCTGGTGTAACAGGTCTTACTGGAACTGCGAATGAGGTTGAAGTTTCCGCATCTACTGGTTCAGTAACAGTTGGTCTTCCAGATAACGTAACAATTGGTAATAACCTTACAGTTACTGGAAACCTTACAGTCAGCGGCACAACCACAACCCTTAATACAGACACGCTTGCTGTAGAAGATAACATCATTGTTCTTAACAGTAACATTACTGGAACACCAACTCTTGACGCTGGTGTTGAAATTGAGCGTGGAGATTATACTAACGCAAAGATCTTCTGGAAAGAATCAGCTAACTCTTGGTATCTTTCAACTCCTGGAGACAGTAACGGTGCTGCAACAGAAGCGGCTATTTCAACTGGTGGATCTGTAAACATATTTAATAATTTTTCAGATGGAACAAATATTGCTTCACCAGATACTTCAGACGATACCTTTACTTTCACAGCAAGTACTGGAATTACAGCAGTAGTTAGTGCAGCAGGAGATTCTCTTACAATTACAAATACTGGTGTAACTGGAATTACTGGTACTGCAAATCAGATTATTGCTAACGTTTCTTCTGGTAGCGTAGGTCTTTCACTACCCCAGAGCATTAACACAACATCTGCAGTTACCTTTGCAAATGTCACAGCTGGAAATGTTATTGCAAATACCGTTGTTATGCAACAATCTGCTATTGATACATTTTCAACAGCCCTAACTGATGCAAGTGCAACAGGAATTGACACAGCGTGGAGTTCTTCAGCATATGGAACAGCAAAGTACACCATTCAAGCTCGTAATGCTAGTGGAGATATTTACGCAATTGAAATTCTTGCGGTAGCAACAGGTTCAAACGTCTACGTAACAGAATACGCTGAAGTATACAGTTCAGCAGAACCAATTATTACAACAGATGTTACAAACGCTGCTGGCTCAGTGCAACTTTCAGCTACTGGAAGTAACGGAGTTACCGTTAAGACTACCAGAACATTGATCGAAGTCTAACTAGTTAGTTGTTGGGTATCATTATCTGGTATAATTTACTAAGGTGATGATACTTGGCAACTACTAATAGAAACTTTAAAGTCAAAAATGGCTTAGATGTTAACTCTAACGCTACAATTGACTCTTCTGGCAATGCCAATCTAGTAGGTGCTACATTTACTGCCAATGTTGCTGGTACTAATATAAGTCTTTCTGGCAATGTTAATGCCAATACAGTTAATGCAACTACTTTTATTGGTAGTGGAGCATCTCTTACATCTATTCCAAATTCTGCTACCACCGCAAACTCTGCTAATGGTGTATCTACCATTGTTGCTCGTGATGTAAATGGTAGTTTTGCAGGTAATGTAATTACCGCCACAACCTTCAGCGGTAGTGGAACAACTCTAACCAACTTACCTGTTGCAAATATTACAGGTACAGTAGCTGACGGTACAACAACTTCTGCTGCATCTGGTATTGGTTATATGGGTATACCAAGAAGTGCTGCGGCAACAACTGGATCATACACTCTTACCGCTGCCGATGCTGGAGAACATATTTATACTACTACCACTAGAACTATTACAATCCCAGGAAACACAACTGGAACAGGACCAGTGGCATTTCCAATTGGAACAACTATTGTTTTTATTAATGATACTGGAGTCACACTAACAATTCAGATGCAAGCAACAGCCACAGATACTTGTATTTTATCGGGTGTCGGAACAAGCATAACTGGTGGAAGTGCCACCCCACGAACTTTAGCCGCATTCGGTATGGCAACTTTAGTTAAAGTTACATCTACCACATGGTTTATTTCTGGGAACGGATTGACATAATGCCTGGAGTGCTTGCTGGGCTTATTGGTTCATTAATAAGACCTATTCCTATTCAAATTTTGTTAATTGCTGGTGGTGGTTCAGGTGCTAGTTCTAGTAGCGGTAGCGTGCTTGCTGGTGGTGGCGGTGCTGGTGGAATGTTTGAGGTTACTTCTGGAAGTTATTATTTTACTCCAGGGCAGACATACAGTTTAGTTATTGGTGGTGGTGGGGCAGGAGTGTCAACCGCTGCTTCCAGTAATGGAAACATTGGTACGAATAGCACTCTTCAATTTCACGCAACCGCAGGTGACACTGGTACGAAGACTACTAAAACTGTTTATGGCGGTGGCTCTGGTAGTTCATCGACTAATGGTGGTGCTGGTGGCTCTGGTGGTGGTGCTGGTCTTGGTTCAAATCGCACTGGTGGTTCTGTAACAACTGCTGGAGAAGGTAACGTCGGTGGTGCTAGTAATAATAGTGCTGACGGTGCGGCTGGTGGAGGTGGTGGTGCTGGTGCTGTTGGTGGTACTGGTACTACTGCTGGAAGTGGCACTGGTGGTAGCGGCGGTAATGGTAAAGCGTCAGTAATTACTGGAACAACATACGCTGGTGGTGGTGGTGGTAATGGTGATGGTATTGAAGGTTCTGGTGGTACTGGTGGCGGTACTGCGGCTACTACAAACGGTGCTAGTAATCCAAATGTTGCGGTAAATACTGGCTCAGGTTCAGGGGCTAAGAAGCGATCAAGTGGTAATGCTGTCTTCAGCGGTAATGGTGGTTCAGGTGTTGCCGCAATCAAATACTCCGATGTTTACCCTGCGTTAACATTAACACCTAGCAATGCGGCTACGGCTGTTGTTACTGGCGGCTTCCGCACCTACACGTTTACTGCTTCGGCAACGATTGGAGTAGCGTAGAAATGGCACATTTTGCTTGTATTGAAAATAACAACATTGTTTCACAAATTGTTGTTGTTGACAATGAAATAGAATATCGTGGACAAGAGTTTCTTGCCATTGACTTAGGTCTTGGTGGTCGCTGGATTCAAACCTCATATAACTCTAACTTTAGAAACAAGTACGCAGGAATTGGTGACGTTTATGAAGAAGAACACGACGTTTTCTATCCACAACAACCATACCCATCGTGGATATTAGATACTACTAATTGGACATGGGTAGCACCAATTGCATATCCACAAGATAATTTGCTATACGACTGGAACGAAGAGTCTCAGTCTTGGGTAGAAGCAATAGAATAAAAAAATAGCCCCTTTCGGGGCTATTCTTATTTCTTTTTAGTTTTAGGTTTTTCTTTTGGAACATCCTTAACTACCGATGCAGTTAGCATCATCGTAGAAGCAAAGCTTCCGCTAAAGATATATTCACCTGCGTGTACAATCTTGACCCAAGGAGCAGCAAATACTTCTCCACCAATTTCACGGTACTTACGGCAGAAATGGTAGTCTTCTGAAAGCAAGATTCCGTCTTCAGTAATGCTGGTAGCAAAGTATTCTGTAACCATCTGAGAAGCATCAAATGCACCAGTAGATGTGTTTAGCATGTACTTTAAGCAATGTGGCTTCATTTTTTCAAATACTTCTTTTTTAATAAAAAGCATTCCAGTACCAACTTCGGTTACAGGAACTGGCTCATTCATTTTAAATGTTGTTTCGCCAGGTAGCATATTCATAGCAAAGAATCCAGAATACTGTTCTAGGTTTTCTTTACCTTCTACTGCTGCACGAGCAACATTTTCCCAATTGATATTTTTCATGGGGTAGATAGCACCAATAACATCTTTGCCAGATTCAATCATGGAAATAACATCCATGTGATCAAACCCTTCATCAGCATCAATGAATAGTAGTGCATCAGCACCAGATTTCTCAAACTCATGTACTAGATTATTCCTAGCACGAGTAATGAGGCTTTCGTTGTATATCTTAGAGAATGATACCTGATACCCCTTTTTTGCAAGTTCAAAGGTAAGAGCCATCATTCCATCTAGATATACACCCTTACAATTTCCCCCATACATGGGGGTAGCAATGTGTAAATGCATTGTCTCTCCATCTGTTAGTTATATAAACATTATACCAGATACTTTGCGTGTGGTAAACTTAATTAGAACAATTATGGCTCAAAATCTTTATGCTACCAAGGTGTTTTCAAGACACCCTTCTGCGGTGTGGGCTTTAGACGAAGATCTTACCGACCCTGAAAATATTGCAAAAATTACTTCAACTCCAGCAAGCATACCCCTAACTAGCACCTATTCTTTAGAAACAAAATCGTATGGAGACTCTCAATTTTCTGCATACTATATTGGAGAAACTTCCAACACACTTTCTGCAACAAACTATGGTGTACCACTTGTCTATGGGGCAGAAAGTATTACATCAATTAATCCAGTAACAGGGGACAAGCCATCTCTTATAGTTCCAGGATTTGGATTATTTAATCAGGACGGTAAAGCAAAATCAATAACTTTAGAAGCGTGGGTAAGAATAGAGGCAAGATCAGTTCGTATTCCTAAAAAAATTATTGGACCAATATCATCAGCAGATGGGCTATATGTAAATGGTCCATTTTTAACTTTAAAGGTTGAAGACTATGTTGCATCACACTTTGTTGGTGAATGGGGTAGACCAATGCTTATTCATATTGGAATCTCTAATAACACTGCTTTTGTTATGATTAATGGTGAACAGGTTATAACAATTCTTTTAGACACAATGTCAATCAATTTTCCAACAAAATACAACGCTACATCTCAAGATCAGGACTGGATAGGATTTTATGCATATGCCGATGTCTCTCCAATAAACGTAGACTGTGTTTCAATTTTTCCATATCGTGTAGATGTCGGGGAAGCAAAGATAAGATTTATTTCGGGACAATCTGTTGATTCTCTAGAAGTTGCTGGTACAGGAGAATCTACCCTTCCAGTAGTTATGGACTATTCTTTTTCTAAATATGCTAATAACTACTCATATCCAGATAAGTATGATTGGCAAAACGGTATTCTTGATAATGTATCATCTATAAATTCTGCACTCTCTGTTCCAAACTACGCTCTTCCCACTTTGATATTTGAAGAAACAAGAGACATTATGGACTGGTATGATGCACAAGAAGAAAACAATACTGAGACCATTGCTGCAGACTTAGCATCTGGAGAATTAATCGATAACTCTATCTTTTTTGAAATGAATCCAACAAACTGGGGTATAAAAAGTTATATATTATTTCCAAAGTTTAATTTAATAGACGATACAGTAGATGCAGTATATGCTGCATTAAAGTATACAACTCGACCAGCAGTTGCTCAAACTATTTTTAAAATATATAATTATAAAAAAGAATATTTTAGATGTTATTACTCACCAACTGGAACAACAGTAAAGTATGAGTTTGTTTCAAACGGAACAATCGTAGCAACATTTGATGGACAAGATGTTCTAGATAATACAATGTTTGGAGTAGGAATAAACATTCCTGATCTTTTAAATAATGCGTCTGCAACAAATCAAATGAGATCTTTCTTTGCTAACAAGTCAAGCCTTGAGATTTATTTTTGTGGTGAAAGTGGTTTTGTTAATGGATACTCTGGAAAAGTTTATAAGATTGGATTCTCAAATGCAAAAAATTATGACTTAATTAAAACCTCATTTACTAGCGGTTTAGTTTCAAGTCAGCTGTTGTTGCTAGATAATTATGCAAACTATACATTATTTGGAGTTTATAATCTTGGATCCTTTGCACTGGATATTGCTACATACTCATATTGGGAAGATTATATTCCACTTACATTACTGGCAAAAAATTCCAACATTGCAAATATAAACTACTCCCTCGACTTTATTCAGTTCAATGTTGATTATCCAGCCTCTGAGTCAATAGCCTCATCAAATGTTTCTACCGTAAATGAAATGGTAAAAACATATGTCTATTTTTCAGAACTAACAAAGCCATTATTAACAACATCAGATCTATCATCAAGAACTTTATTTAATTTACCATCAACAAAAATAGTTTCTCCAGATGGATCATGGGCTACAAAAATTTATGAGGTAGTGGATGGTTCAATAATTTATATTCCAAGTGTAACCGATTTCACAGAACTTGGATTAAACATTAGATTTGAGATGAAAGTTCCAGGTATTTTTAGAAATCCAGTAAAAATTAAAAACATGCAACTATCTTCGCAATCGCTAAACAATGACTCAAAAACACTCATTGGCTCAAAACTTGGAAGAGACTTGTATCCTTATACAAAACCTTTAACAACATTTGTTTATAATGACTCAGTAAATCCATTTGTAACTTATAAAGGAAAAACTCCTTATCTTTACCTAAACAAAACAAGTGGTATTCAGCTACTAGGTTCACCAGTTGACGGATCTCGTGGAATAGAAATACCATTTAATGAATCAGAAAAAAGATTTTTTCTTTTAGATATTCTTCAGTTTGGTTTTTATTATGATAAAACTTTTTCTTCAGGTCCCCAAGAAATTTTAAGAATTGGAAATAAGACTACTGACATTTTTGCTGTAATGGTAGATGGTATTGGAGATAACACAAAAGCAATTCTTTATGTAAAAGATTTAAATACTGGAAACGCTTTCTTAGACGTAGACCTCTACATAAATGGATTAGAAGACTCAACTGCATCTGGAGTAGTTACTACAGACGGTAACGTTTTTTATAGAAACTGGAACTTTGTGTCAATTAAGTTTGATCCGCCTTTATCTTATGAAAAGACTGCTGGTGCAATTAGAATAACTGGTCCATTTTTAGTTAATAATATTTCACACTATCAGGTTTCTGAAGAAGAGTATGCAAATAAAGTTACCTCAACAAACTGGGGTACTGTTCTAGATAGAGACCCAATTGTTGCAGGTACAAACACATGGACACAAACTGTATCAACAACATACGAACCAGTAGATGCAACCTGGTTTGATGTTTATGCAGATTCTGTTGCTGGGGGTCTTGGAAAAAACCCTTCAAATGTTTATGGTTCATACTTTGGAGCTAGTGCAAAATCATCAATTCAAACAAACATTCCACTAGATTTATCAAAATATAGTTATACGGCATACCTAAATGTTAATGGAGCAACCACAACTGGAGATACCATTAACCAAAGTGTACGTTTCCCATCAATTACAATACCATTCGTAGGACAAACTGTTAAGTAATATGATATACTGGTCGTTATGGAACAAGAAAAGCCAGATCCAATTGAGGAAGCTCTTGGTAAAGCAAAGTTAACAGTAGTCAAAGAGGAGTACTCTGACTTTGGTACGTATATCTGGGTAAAAGCAAATGGTAAGCCATTTACTGACGGAGACAACAATGTTTTGTCTATTGAGTCAATGAAGAATGACCATGAGCGTGTAAAGAAACTTATGGATGCCGCCGCATATTATGGAGAAGCAGAGGGTCAGGCTATCTTCTATCCAAATACACGACAGATTTCTGACGAAACTCACTCAGAACAAATTGATCGTATGAAGCAAGGATTAATTCCAAACATGAATGACCTTGGTGCAGTTATTGCTGCAAAACAAACTTTGAAGTTGTATGGAGATGAAGGTTAATGAACCAAGAACCTATAGAATATATTATTCGTGCAAAAATGGATAATTTTGCAGAAGAAGAAAATGTATTTAAAACACAGGATCCATTTATTAAAAACTGGGACGGCATTAAATCACTTACTGGTCTTAATTCAAGCTTTAAGCGTCGTGCAACAAGAATGGCAAAGTACGCAGAAATAACTCCTGCCTACCTCGACAGTGCAATGGCTACAAGTTCAGGTGTTAATGGAGCACGTTCAAAAGAAATTAATCCTGGAACTGTTTATCATAATGGTTACGGTCTTTTTGATGTCATTACTCCACCCTGGAATCTTTATGAACTTGCAAACTATTACGACACATCATTTGCTAACCACGCCGCTATTGACGCAAAGGTAGAAAACATTGTTGGTCTTGGTTATGACTTCCAGCCAACAAAAAGTACAATGTTTGCTATTGAAGGCTCTACAGATTCAGCTGCAGAAAAAGCACGTAAGCGTATTGAACGTGCAAGAATCTCAATGCGTGAATGGATAGAAACACTCAACGACGATGATTCTTTTACAAACACAATGATGAAGTTTTATACAGATGTTCAGGCTACAGGAAATGGATACCTTGAAATTGGTCGCACCGTAACAGGTGAGATTGGATATGTTGGTCACATTCCTGCAACTACAATGCGAGTCCGTAGATTAAAGGATGGCTACGTTCAGATTATTGGTAACAAGGTTGTCTACTTTAGAAATTTTGGGGCAGTTAACCCAAACCCAGTAAGTGACGATCCACGACCCAATGAGATTATTCACTACAAGGAATACTCTCCACTTAACACATACTACGGAATCCCAGATATCATGTCTGCAATCTCATCTCTTCATGGAGACCAGCTTGCCTCACAATACAACATTGACTACTTTAGCAACAAGGCTGTACCTCGCTATGTCGTAACACTTAAAGGTGCAAAACTTTCGGAAGATGCAGAGGATAAGATGTTCCGTTTCTTACAGACAAGCCTAAAAGGTCAGTCACATCGTACACTATACATTCCCTTGCCAGCAGACTCTGACACAAACAAGGTAGAGTTTAAAATGGAACCAATTGAAAATGGCGTACAGGAAGCATCTTTTAATCAGTATCGTATTCGTAATCGTGACGACATTCTTGTTGCTCACCAAGTTCCACTTTCAAAGATTGGTGGTGGGGATGCTGCAAGCATTGCTGCGGCTCTTGCTCAAGACCGCACATTCAAAGAACAGGTTGCACGACCTGCACAAACTAATCTTGAAAAAGTTCTTGGCAAGATTGTTAAAGAGAAGACAGACATCCTTGAGCTTAAGTTTAACGAGTTAACTCTTACAGATGAAATTGCACAGTCACAGATTCTAGAGCGTTATGTTAAGACACAAATTCTTACACCTAATGAAGCTCGTGAAAAGCTTGGTCTTGGTCAACGTCAAGACGGCGATGAAGTTTTTCAAATGACTCCACGTCAGGCAACTGACGCTCGTGCAAATACAGCACAGAATAGACAGCGTGACACAGAGCGTACAAATAATAATTCAGACAGTCCATCAACTACAACTGGAAGAAACGCACAAGGCGAAGGAAGATCGTCTTAATAACATGTTAAACTATATGTAACAACAATATAACATTGTTGTAAAAAACAGTATATAATTAATTAACATGACTATTTCTAAAGCTCATTGGCATTCTGAAGGCGATAATGTTCGTCTGTCTATGCCGTTCTCAAAAGTTGACGAAGAACGACGTATTGTATCTGGTTTTGCTACCCTAGACAACCTCGACAAGCAGAACGATATCGTTACCCCAGAAGCTTCAGTAAAAGCTTTTGAAAAGTTTCGTGGTAACATTCGTGAAATGCACCAGCCAAAAGCAGTAGGCAAGATGGTGTCATTCAAAGAAGACAAGTATTTTGACCCAGAGTCAAAGAAATTTTATTCAGGTGTTTATGTTTCAACATACATCTCAAAAGGTGCTCAGGACACTTGGGAAAAGGTTCTAGACGGAACACTCTCAGGATTCTCCATTGGCGGTAAGATGAACCAGTGGGACGATGCCTTTGACGAGAAGATGGATACTACTATACGTATTATTAAAGACTACGACCTTGTAGAACTTTCATTGGTTGATACCCCTGCAAATCAGTTTGCAAATGTTTTGTCTGTCGAAAAGGTAGACGGCATTGATGTAATTAAAGGAGATGCTATGGATGTAGAGATTGAAAATGTTTTCTGGGATGAAGCAAACGGTATTGTTATGCTCTCAGGAAACGAATCAGAACTCAGCCCAACAACTGGTGCTGAAATGAAAAACATCGGCTTTGTAGAAAAGTCAGATGCAGAAAAACCAGAAATGGTAAAGTTCTTAGTAGATAGTGCTAAAGGCATTAATACTTCTAAGATAACTAAGGAGGTAAGTCCTATGACTGACGAAGTAAATGAAGCAGTCGCTGAGACAGTAGAAGAAGTCGCTGTTGAAGCTGAGGTCGCTCCAGAGGCAGATGTTGAAGTAGCAGAAGAGGTAACTGAAGAGGCAGCAGCTGAAGAAGTTGTTGCTGATGAAGAAGTTGCTGAGAAGGCTGATTCAGTATCCAAGTCAGACGATGTTCTTGTAGACGCAGTTGCTGAAATCAAGGATACCGTTACAAAAGCCTTTAGCGATCTAACAGCAGTTGTTCAGGCACAAGCCGAACAAATTGCACAATTAAGCAAGTCAATTGACTCTGTAAAAAATGAGGTAACAGAAACAAAAGGCGAGTTTAACGAGTTTGGAAAGAGAGTTGACGCTGTTGAAGCAGATACCGCTTTCCGCAAATCTGGCGATCTAGGCGAGATCGTACAGGAAAATCAATCAGATAAGATTGAAAAATCCCTATGGGACGGACGTTTCCTCAAAACTGCCGATCTATTCAAATAAAAAATCACTTAGGAGGTGACAAAATGTCGGAAGAAATTATTAAAAACTATCCAGCTGCAGCTGGTTTCGGAGCCGCAGAAGTAAACGGTGAAGGAGCATTCGCATCTGGAGGAGTTGGTGGTGTTGCAAGCCCTGGTGCAAATACAGCAGGAAACATCCCAACTGCAAACTTTGGTGTTACAACTGGTCCAAACGCTGTAAACCCTTCTAGTGATGGAGTTGGTGGTATTCTACGTCCTGAACAGGCTCGTAGATTTATTGACTACGTTTGGGACGGTACAGTTCTCGCTAAAGATGGTCGTCGTGTTACAATGAGAGCCAATACAATGGAACTCGAAAAGGTCAACGTTGGAGAACGAGTTATTCGTGCTGCAAACCAGGCTAACGCGACATACACAAACGCAGGTGCAACCTTTGCTAAGGTTGAACTAACAACAAAGAAGCTTCGCCTTGACTGGGAAGTTTCTGCTGAGGCATTAGAAGACAACATTGAAGGTGCAGCCCTTGAGGACCACCTTGTTCGTATGATGACTAATGCATTCGCAAATGACATTGAAGACCTTGCCATTAATGGTACAGGTACTGGAGGCAACGCATTCCTTAACATTATGGAAGGCTTTGTTCGCAAGGTTCGTTTTGGTGGAGATGCTCACGAGTATTCTGCAACCGTTACAAGCGGTGCGTGGACTCCAGAAGTTCTTCAGGGTGTCATTAACTCACTACCACGCAAGTATCGTGCTCTAAAGAATGGTCTTAAGTTCTACACAGGAACTGCGACCTTCCAGAACATCGTTCGCAACCACGGAACAATCGGAACCAACATCTGGACCGAACAGTACCGTAATGCATACCTTGCAGGTACTGATCAAGTTGTAGGAGAAGCTAGAACAACTCGTGTACTAGGTATTCCAATTATGGAAGTTCCTTACTACCCAGACAACTATATCGACCTTACATTCCCTTCAAACCGCATTTGGGGTTTCCAGCGAGACATCACTGTAAACCGTGAATACGTTGCTAAGAAAGACACAATCGAATACACCGTATTCGTTCGTTTCGGACTTCAGTGGGAAGAGGAAGATGCTGTAGCTTGGGTTGACAGCGATAGCCAGGATTCATCTTCATAATTTGAGTCTTACTCTTAGGAGAGGCAGGGATTTCAGTCCTTGCCTCTCTTACTATCTGATATAATTATCTAAGGAGGTTTCTAATGTCAAATGAAACAATTATTAAAACAGTCGAAGAGACAGTTGAAGAAGTACTAGAAACAGTTGAAGAAGTAGTAGACAATTCTATAGAAGCACTAGAAGAATCAATTGGAGACTTAAAACAAAAATTAAGAGGTATACCAGAAACAGATGAAGATAACGTAATTGGTTCATCTCGAACTGTTGCCAATGGAGGCAAAAAGTCTGGTTCAATTACTCAAACAGAGAATAGTGCTATTGGCTCAGGAGCCGCAAGTAAGTCACCAAAAATAAAGGCGGTAGAGCCTAAAGTTGTTAACAAAGAAACAGTAGCATTGTTCTCTACACGAAATGTCTTGTGGGAAGGCGTAGGGAAGATTGATAAAGGGTACAACATTGTTGAAAAAGCAGAAGCTGAAAAGTGGCTTGAGCGAGATCACGTGCGTACCGCAACCCCAGAAGAGGTTGCAGAGGAGTACGGAATTTAATGGAATTACTAAGGTTATCGCCATATATTAGCGTTGGATTTACATACACTATCCCAGCCAGCTATGCAACTAATGAGTTGTTTACAGCAACCATTACCGACTTGGCAGACCTTAGCTCAACCACACAAACTGTAACAGACAATGCAGCTTATGTATGGACAATCACATTGTCAGGAAAATACGACTCAGATTACAGGGTTGTAATTACAGATGCGTCGGGGGATGTTCTTCAAGATGAGACTTATCAGGTTCGTAGACCATACCTAGACTCAAACACACTAGCAGACACAGCGTCTGATATAGCTGCAAAAACATTGAATGAAGAATTGGCAAGAGCAATTGTTGACTCTGTAATTCCACAAGGATTTTACTACAAGAAGACAACTTTTGAGACTACTGGTCTTGGAGCAGACTACTTGCCACTCTGGGTAGATGCAAAGAAGCTTTTGCAGGTATACGAGAACAACGTTCTTATTTATGATGCAAGCAATCCAACAGCCTATGTGCGTAATTTTGAAATTACAAAAGATAAAACTTCTATAACTCAAAGTTATACAGGAGAATTAAATAGAGGTGAAAGTGCAAGCCTTATTCTTCCTGCTGGAAGCACAGACTACTTAGATTTAAACTTTGGGGTATGGGGTGGCTTTCCTAAAACATACGACTATAGAGTTGTTGTAGAGTCTGGATACACATCAGTCCCATCAGACATTGCTCGTGCCGTTGGCTTACTGATAACAGACATTGAGTGCGGTCAACTTGACTATTACAAACGATATGTCACAGCATACAATACCGACCAGTATAAGCTACAGTTTGACAAGCGATCATTCGAAGGAACAGGTAACATTCTTGTAGACAAGATACTTTCTAAGTATGCAAAGTCAATCACAAGATTAGGGGTATTATAATGTCTATCTGTGAAACCCCAGACTTTATGTTCCCTATGATGGCAGATGTTTATTATCCAATTGTTGAAACAACTGCCTATGGCAATGTTACAAAGACTTGGATTTTAGATAAAACAATTGTTTGCTCATTTAATGAGGCTGGCGTATCATACAAAGAAGACATTAAGCCAGACCCAAACATTAAAACAGAAACACTACTTCTTGGAAGAGTTAAAAAAGATATTCGTATCTCAAGCGTTGATGCAAAGAATGCAGCAACCAATGTTGTCATAACAAATATTCGGGATAAATTTAACAATCCAATCTACCTCGAAACATCTGGACCAAGAAATGGAAGGTCAACACTATTTGAGATTGCAACTCAAGCACCATTTGTTAATCCATTTGGAACAGTAGAATACCACAAAGTTGTCCTACGTCGCTCTGAAAACCAGGGGGCAGATGTATAATGAAAGTAAAGTTTAATGACACCTTATTTCTTAAAGAAATGAACAATATCGTTCAGTATTCTTTTGGATTTAATGAAGGTGTTAAGCGAGGAAGAAATCATATTCTTAATGCTGTCGGTAAAGATGCTATTCAATTAATTAAACAATATATTGACTCATCTGCTAGAACAAATCCTGGACTTCTTCACCACATGTATGAATGGAATCAGACTGGAAGTCCAAACGCAAGACTATTCGACATTGACTACACAATCTCTGGACTGGGGTTATCTATTAAAACAACATTTAGACAGTCAACATCTATAAAGAATGGCTCTACCGTTCCATTTTATGACAAAGCAAGAATTATAGAAAATGGTATCCCTGTTACAATCAGACCTCGTAATGCATCTGTGCTTGCATTTGAAGATGGTGGAGAGCAAGTCTTTACTAAAGGTCCAATAGTAATTGACAGTCCTGGAGGAGCTCAAGCTCAGGGTGGGTTCGAAAAAACATTTGATTCATTCTTTAACAGTTTTTTCTCACAAGCCTTTTTAAGAATTAGTGGTGTAATGGATTATATTCAAAACCCTACAGTTTTTGCAAAAAATCTATCAGCAGGAAAACGTGGCGGTAGAGCAGTTGGTATTTCAACAGGCTACACTTGGGTAGCAAACATAGGAGTTAAACGATAATGGCTATTTACTATCCCCCAATCTTTATAAATAAATACCTACAAGAAAAACTTGCAGGTAGAGGGTTTGGAGCAGTACCAATGTTTCCAACATACCCTAGCGACTTTAGCGTTGCAGAAAGCTTCAGCCTTGACGTGCTAACGTCTGGCGGTACATCAAGATATCAATTTCAGGGACAAGCAGCGGTATTTGACAGAATGTTTAAGATGCGTAGAGGACCATTTCCATATATTAAGTGTGAACAGCTACTATATTATTTTTATGCACTTACAGAAACAGCTGTGGTAAACCTTATAGAAATGACACAAGAGATACAAGATCTTTTGGACAATGGAGATGATTCTGCTAAAGACTTAAATGCTTGGATTGCTTCAAAGGTAAGCGGTACAGTAACTATTGATGGTAAGGCACATCAAAAAGTTACCTTTGATGGAACAGACTTTTTGTTACCATATTTTCACGAGATTAAGATCTATCAGCTTGAAGAAACTCGTGACATTATAGATTTTGGTACTGCTCGTACCTACGCAGGTAATAAAATAATTATTGACTATGACTGGCACAAATCAGATTCATTTGCATAATAACCATATATAATTATAAAGAGGAAACACCGACCCAAATTCTATAACAAGAAAGAGGTGAAATAAAATATGCCCTATTCACGTGGTACAAGTGCTAACATCATTGTTGGTGCAGCAGCACTTTTTACATACGAAGATGGTCCGATTGGTCAAAACACAAGTGGTGGTATTACCAACACTCAAGCTGAACTAGATTTGCCCAACTTCCAAACCAACATTTCCTACAAGGAAACTCTCGCAAATGCAACAAACAGCGTTAACTTCCGTAACGTTGGTTATACAATGAACGGTCTTGAAATTGTCTTCCAGCCTGACTTCGGTGAGGTACAGGTTGACCAAGTTCTTGACGTTGCTAAGCTTTACAAGCAGGGAATGCAGGTTAACCTTAACACAGCATTCGCTGAAGCAACACTCGACAACTTGCTTTTCGCAATTGCAGGACAATCAAGCGACCTTTCAGCTACATACACCAGTGCAACATCACAGAGTGCATTCGGAACACCAACTTACGACGGTGACCGAGTTCTAAATCTTGGTGCAGGAAACATTGGAGAATGTCCAGTTGAGCGTGGTCTCGTTGCAGTTGGTCCAGGTACAGGAGACTGTGCAGCTGGTTCATCAATTGAGCGAATCTACGTTGCATACCGTGCTCTTTCAATCGAAAGTGTTACAGTATCAGCAAAGCGTGACGAAGCTACAATGTTCGAAGTCTCATTCAGACTTCTTCCTAACGACAATGCGTCTTATGGAAAGATTGTAGACCGCACACTCGCATCATAATTTAATATAATCAGGACTGCTCAGAGTTTCGGCTCTGGGCAGTTTTGTTTTTGGTACAATAGATGTATGGCAACAGAAATTTATGAAACAGGAACTACTACACTAGTAGACGGAACAGAGATATACCTAACACCTTTAAAGATTAAATACCTCAGAGAATTTATGAAAGAGTTTGAGAATGTTAAACTTGCAAAAGATGATGCAGAAGCAATCTCAGCATTAGCACAATGTGCCAGGGTATGCATGAAACAATTTTATCCATCTATAAAAACAATAGAAGATTTAGAAGATAACCTTAATCTTCCAGCTATCTACAGAGTATTAGATATTGGGGCTGGTATTAAAATTGACGGAGAAGACGAGGAAGAGCCAGTAAAAGATCAGGCAGTAGATAGCGGATCTACATGGGACAACCTTGACCTAGCAACACTAGAAGCAGAGGTATTTCTTTTAGGAATATGGAAAGACTTTGAGGAGCTTGAGTCATCAATATCAATGCCAGAACTAACATCAATACTTAACGTAAAAAGAGATTTAGATTACCAGGAAAAAAAGTTTATGGCTGGAATCCAGGGGGTAGACCTTGATAAAGAAAGCGGTAGCCAAGATCTATGGGAGCAAAAGAAAGCTAAGTTCTTTAGTGGTGGAGCAACTAGCGACTCAAATGATGTTATAGCACTACAAGGAAGAAATGCAGCAAACGCTGGATTTGGAATAGGTCTGGGATTAGGCTATGAAAAACTAGTCGAAAACTAAACATCTTCTGTGATATAATTTAATAAGCCTAACAAGGAGGAAACAATGGCAACAACAATTAATGAAGCTACACAGCTTACACTTATTGACGGAACAGTACTTAATGTCCGTCCACTAAAGATTTCACTACTTCGTGATTTTATGAAGGAGTTTGAGGGTATTGCTAAGGTAGCAGACGATAACGCAAAGTCAATGGATATACTTATGAAGTGTGTTCAAATTGCAATGAAGCAGTATAGTCCAGAACTAGCAGCAGATGTAGCCGCTCTTGAGGATAATATTGATCTACCAACCGTTTATAAGGTGGTAGAAGCAGCATCTGGAATTAACCTCTCAGATACTGTAGCTGGTCTTATGGGCTAGACTAAAAAAGGGAAGTGTTAATGAATGGCTGAAGATGCAAATGCTAATATACGCATAGATATTGACACTACCGCTGCTACTGCAGCACTCAAAGCACTACAAAGTCAAATCGCAAGATTTCACACAGAGATGGCTCGTGGTGGAGCAGTAGCTGGTCAAAACGCTTCCAGATTACAGCAAGACCTAATAAACTCTATTAATGCTGGTGGTCAGTTCCAAGCTGGAATGACTAAGGTTCAGTCAACTACCGAAGCATTTACTACTGCCCTTGAGAAAAATAAACTTTCGATGGGGCAGTATTTTAGATATGCTGGGGCATCTACTAAAACATTTGGAAGAATGTTTAGCAGTGAGTTTCAAACAATTACAAAGGTAGCCACCGAAAGAGTCAAAGACCTTCAGACTCAGTATATTTCAATGGGTCGTGATGCTAACGGAGCACTAAGTGCAATCAAGGTTAGACCTCTAACTCTTGATATGAATAACCTTGCAACACAAACAATGATTACTGCACAAAAGCAGCAATTATATAATCAGCTTTTAAAACAAGGTTCTACTAACCTTTTAAACTTTGGTAAGAATACACAATGGGCTGGTCGTCAGCTTATGGTTGGTTTTACTCTTCCCCTTACATTATTTGCAAGCACTGCTGCTAGGTCCTTTATGGAAATTGAAAAGCAGGTAATTAAAATTCGTCGTGTTTACGGTGACTTTAGTACAACAGTTGCAGAAACCGACAAGATGATTGATTCAATTAAAACTCTTGCAGGAGAATACACCAAGTATGGTGTTGCAGTTTCAGACACACTAGGACTAGCTGCTGAAGCAGCAGCTGCTGGTAAATCAGGTCAGGAACTTTTGGCTCAAATATCTCAAGCCACTCGTCTAGCAGTTCTTGGTAACGTAGAGCAGACGCAAGCTCTTGAAACAACAATGTCTGTTACAAATGCATTTGGGGTTGCAACTGAAGATCTTGCTAGTAAAATTGACTTTCTTAACGCAGTAGAAAACCAGTCAGTTACATCAATTGAAGACCTTACTATTGCTATTCCAAAAGCTGGACCTGTTGTTCAGCAACTTGGTGGAAACGTAGAAGATTTAGCTTTCTTCCTTACAGCAATGAAGGAAGGTGGCATTAACGCATCAGAAGGTGCTAACGCACTTAAGTCTGGTCTTGCCGCACTTATTAATCCAACTGGCAAAGCAAAAGAAATGCTTAGTGGATTTGGAATCAACATCGACAAAATTGTTAACTCAAACAAGGGAGATATTCAGGGTCTCGTCATTGACTTTGCATCGGCACTCGATACTCTAGACCCACTAAGCCGTGCTCGTGCCATTGAGCAACTATTTGGAAAGTTTCAGTTCTCACGTCTATCTACACTCTTTCAGAACGTAATTGGCGAGGGTACACAGGCAAGTCGTGTCCTTGAACTAACTAAAGCAACTACACAAGAACTTGCAATCTTATCTCAACGAGAACTTAAAAAAGTAGAAGATACAACTACCTACAAATTTGAAAAAGCATTTGCTGATTTCCAAGCAGCCTTAGCACCTGTTGGAGAACAGTTCCTAAAGGCTATTACGCCAGTTATTGAATTTGGAACAAAACTACTTAATCAGTTTAACAACATGGAGGATGGTGCTAAATCATTTGCTGTTATTCTAACTACAGTTGTGGCAGGTATTGGTCCTGTACTTCTTATGACTGTTGGTCTTGTTGCTAACGGTGTTGCTAACCTTATCAAAATGTTCCAGGCACTTGGAACTATATTTAAAAAATCTGGGGCAGATACAACAATTCTTGGTATGCAAACAGAATACATGACTCAACAACAACTTGAAGCAGCAGCAGTAGCAGCATCACTTAACCAGTCACACAGCAAACTTGCACAAACTTTTAGCGTAGAAGCTGCAGCACTAAATAACCTAACGCTTGCTTATCAAAAAGCAGTTACTGCACAACGTGGATTTGGAATGCCTGGAGGAAGGGTGGCTGGATCAGCCACAAAAGCAAAGAAATTTGCTAGTGGTGTAGTTAGCGTACCTGGTCCCAAGGGTAAGGGTGATGTAGTACCTGCAATGCTATCACCAGGAGAAGCAGTTATTCCTACAAAGATGGCTAAAAAGTATGCACCCCTTATTAATGGAATGGTTGCTGGAAATATTCCTGGATATGAAGATGGAATACCATCAATTTATGCAAGTGATACTGGTGATGATAGAGGTAGGGCTAGTATTCCAGCACAGGCTGAAAAGTTGCGTTCAATGGGATTTGGCAAAGAAGCAGATCGGCTATTAAAGGACTTAAGTTTAGCTCGTGTATCTGTTTCATCGGCAAGAAAAGTAATGTCGGACGCTGTTGCCGTTGCAGCAACTGGCTCAAAATCTTTTGGCTCTTTTATGACAAAATTTACAAACTCTCTAAGTGAATGGAATAATTCTGGAAGCAGGAACTCAAAAGACTTAATCGATGGACTTAGGTCTGCAACTGGAATGAGACAAAACGGACCATCAACAGCATTTTCACACCTTGGTTCTGGCATATCAATGTCAGCCAGAGAGTATGCAGATAAGTATGGAGTTGATAAATTAGACAGTAGGTCAAGAACAAAACTTGAAGCATTGCTGGATAAAGATCCAGACAAGGCAGGTGCAGTTAGCATTAAGAGTGGTCTTGGATTTGGAGGATTTTCTCAAGCAATTAATGCTCAAATGCAAGGCGGTGGGGCATCTACAAAAAATTTCTTATCCGCATATGATTCCACAGGTGTTGAAAAGTGGAACGACAGCATTAAGATTGGTGGAGGAAACGTTGAAGAGCTTGCCGATTCAACTGCAAAACTAGACTCAAGATTTAAAGAAATTGTAAAAAATTCTGGTGCAGAAACAATTTTTGATACCAGAGCACAGTCAGCAGCGTATATGGCTGCAAACCCAGGCAAAAGATCAATCTCAGCTGAAGAGGTGTATTCCATTGTACGAAAAGAAACAGATCCAAAACTTCGCAAAGTTTTAGATACTGCACAATCAACAGCTACTGGAGTTCGTGTTGCTGGAGCAGTAACTTCGCAAGAAAGACGAGGAAGAAAAGCTGGTGGCATTTTAAATCCAGATATGGATAGAGAGCTTAAAAAACAAGCTGCTAAAGAAAACAAAGTTTCTGAAAAAGAAGCAAAAACTGCTGCTACTAGAGCAAAGACTGTTAAAACAGAAGAAAAAACTGCTAAAGCTAAGAGCAAAACTGTAAAAATAGAAACAGGCAAGCCTCAATCATCTAAGCCATTACGAGTTATAGCGTCTGGTAACCAGTACTATTCAGTTGACGAACAAGGTAAAAAAACAAGACTGTCCAATGAACAAGGACGTGCAGCAATTTCTGCAGAAGAAAAGCGTCAGGCTAAAAATGCTGCACAACGTGAACGTTATGCTGCAAAAAAAGCAGCCTCAATACCACCACCAAAAAAGCCAGGTATAGGATCACGTATTGCTAGTGGTGTACGTGGAGGTATGAAGCGTATGAGCGGTATGGGCGGTATGGGTATTGGTATGGGTCTATCTGGTGCTGGAATGGTTGCTGGAATGATGGGCAATGAAGGTTTGGCAACTGGTCTTTCTACTGCTGGCAACATTGCTATGGCAGTAGCTGGTATTGCAACGCTTATTCCAATGATAAAAACATTTACAATTGCCATCGCAGGTATTGCTGGAGTAAGCGTTGCTGCAGTTGCCGCAGTACTTGGCATAGTTGGAGCAATTGGCGTATTGGCTTTCTTAGCTTACCAGCATAACGAAGAAATGAAAAAAATTGCCAAAGAAACTAAGGCACAAGTTGATAGTCTCGGTGCAAGCCGATCTTCAATGGAGAAGATGGCTGAGGCACAAGGTAAAGTACTTCCAAGTGATATTATAGCTCAGCAACGTGCCGATGCTATTGCTGGAATTCAAAGAGAGCCTGGAGAAGCAACTTTTGGAGAAACATATCTTTCTACAGAAGCTGGAACAGCTTTATCAGAATCCGTAAGAGTTGCAACAGAAAAAGGTTTAGGCGAAGCTTTTACAGCAACACAAGTTTCTCAGCAACTAGCTGCAGGAATTGCAAATGGACTTATTTCAGCAGATGAAGCAAATAGCATTGCAGATGCACTTGGAACAAGTTTAAAAAATAAAAAATTTGCGGTAGATATTCAGGGCAATCTGACTGAGCTACAATCCCCATCAGGCAAAGATGCTTTGGGAGATGGGTTAGATCTTAGAGTTAACCTTATTATGGATGTTGCAAATTCTACATCAAGTAATGGAGCAATGGAAGTTCTTGCTAGAGCAGGAACAACAGAGTCTTTAGATATTAATTTAATTAAATTATCAAGAGAAAAAGGAGGGCTGCCTACAAGACCTACGGCAGAGCAAGAAGCAGGAGCAATTGGTATGACAGCATCCAATATGCAAACTCGTATTTCAGTAACACAACAAATGCTAGACGCACTTGATCTCCAATATCAAGAAGGCAATATTTCTTTAAAAAAATACAATGAAGGCAGAAAAGCATTATTAGACGCAGGTACAGAGGCATATAGGCAAAACTTTAAAGACATTCAGGCAATGACTGATGATCAAAAGAATAAAACCAATGAGGTTTTGGGAACATCAATTACTGATAAATTCAAAGGTACTGGTCAAGAAACCGCAGCAACCTTAGCACTTGCAAATGCTGGAACATTAAGCACAACAGCACAGATAACAATTAAAACCGCACTTGATTCAGAAACACTAAGTCCTACAGCATTTAATAACCTTTTCTCTACTTTTGATGGAAGTGAAGCACAAATTTCAAAGGCAATAAATCTTGACGTAACTTATGGTTCTGGGACTGCTGAGATTATTGGACAGCTTGCACCATACATTGGCAAAACTGGAGCAATCAATCTTAATACATTCCTTAATTCAGAAGGTACAAGTCTTAAAGAAGGACAGAAACTGTTAGACATTATATCTATGGCAACAGCAACAGGAGAAGATGGAATAAACACATCGGCTACACTAAGCTTTGTTTCAAAGAATGCAGATCAGGTGTTGGAAAACTGGCAATCCTGGGAAGGAATGACCGACGAAGAAAAAACAGTCAGGCTTCAATTTGAAACTAATGGTTTTAGTCTAACAATGGATCAGTGGAACAAATATGCAGATCTGCCAGATTATCAACAAAAAGTTTTTAGAAAGGTCTTCACCGAAGAAATTCTTAAGATTAGATCAAATTTTACTCTTGCAGATGGGGCTGTCTTTAACCTAAGAGCATACCTAAATGCTGTTGAGAAAGGCGGTAGTAGTGCATACACATCTGCAATAAATGCTGCATTGACAGCAACTACTCAAAGCACGAGTACCCCAGCCGATCCCAACAGTGGTGGCGGCGGCGGCGGTAGCGGCACTACAGAAGATCCAGTAATGGCAAGATTTCAAGCCAGACTAGCCAGACAAAATGCATTATTAAAAGTTATTTCTCTTAAAGAAGCTAAAATTAATAAAAGGTATGATGAACGTAAAAAAGCCCTTGAAGAAATTGAAAAGCTTAATGGCAAAATTGCAGAACAACAAAGAGGTCAGCTAGACGTTGCAGATGCGTTATCACGTGGAGACATTGCTTCTGCTGCACGAGCGGTACAAGCAGAAAGAGTACGTGCTGCTGCCCTTGCTCACGAACAACAAATGCTTTCTCTTGAACGACAAAGACAGGCAGAACTTGCAAACGTTATGTTTAAAGGAAAAACAAGAAAAGACATAGAATCAAAAATTGATAAATTAAATATGCAAATTGCAAAACATGAATACAAAACTGGTGCTGCTAGTGGGGGTATGATTAGAGGATACTCTGGCGGAGGTATGATGAAGGGATACTCTGTTGGTGGTAAAGTTATGTCATACTTTGCTGATGGAGGTTCACCACTTGGCTCAGATACAATTCCTGCTATGCTTACTCCTGGAGAGTTTGTTATTAAACGACCTGCCGTTCAAAATTTCGGGGTACAGAATCTAGAAGCAATCAATAGTGGCAGTAATCCATCTTCAGGCGTGTATAATTATAGTATCAGCGTAAACGTTAGCACAGAGGCAAACCCAGATCAGATTGCACGAGCAGTAGCACAAAACGTAAAGCGTACAGAATCTTACAGAATAAGGGGTAACAGGCTATAATGGGATATTTTGACGGTAGACAAAAATACGGCAGACCACAAGGAATGATGTGGACTGAGAGTGAAGACACTTATAATGCACTTACAGTACCAGCTACAGTAACAGGTCAATCAACTATTTTGATTCTTTCAGACCATAATCGCTCTCCAATCAATGTTGATAAAATAAGAATTGAAACAAGAGATAGAATGATTAATGGTCGTATGCGTTCTTATCACACTGCAGACAAAATGTCAATTTCTGTTTCTTGGGAAATGCTACCTTCACGAGCATTTGCTGGAGACCCACTCTTTAGCTCATCAACTGGTCTTTCACAGAACCCATTTATGGATAGAATAACCAATCCTAAAAACCCTGCCAATACCGCAGAATTTCAATACACGGTAGATGGTGGTGCAGGTGGGGTAGAGATCTTAGACTGGTACGAAAATCATACTGGACCATTCTGGGTATACCTTGCCTATGACAAGTACAATAACTTTGAAGCACAGAATAATCCATATGGATATTTAGATGTATACAACGAAGGTGTTGAAATGTACGTTGCAGACTTCTCTTATTCAATTGAAAAACGTGGGGCAAACAACTTTGATTACTACAACGTTTCTGTTACCCTAGAAGAGGTATAATGTTTACAAATAGCAATCTTCTGTCACACCTACAAACATCTGCAACTGTTCACGGTGAGTCGCTAATTCTTGCTGAAATTAATATGAACTATGCTGAGAATTTTGATGCAATTGGAAACTATAGATACCGCACAACAATTGCAAACCCAAATACTGCAAACTTTGGAGTTATAACAACGACGTATGACTCTGCAGACGCTCTAAACGCCTACACAGGGGCAACGGATTCTGATGTTGTTATTGATGGTGGAATATCTGCAGATGCTAATAGCACCCCAGTAGTCTTTACATCTGTACAAGAAAGAAAGAAACTTCTGTTTTCTTTAGAAGATTGTTTTAATAGATTTAGACCAAGATCTGGAATTAACAAAGCAATATATTACGGTGACACGGTAAACTCAAGATACTCGCACAGCGATGGTCCAGACATGATGAGCAGACCTCGCTATTATGTTTCAGACAAAGAAGATAAGTTTAAATACTGGACATCATTTAGACAAGAAGAGTCTGGGAATGTAGCGGTAGAAAGAGGAATTTCTGTTAAAGCATGTGTACTATCTGAAACACTAACAACATATCTTATTGATGATGCAGCACCATTCATCGTATATAAAGAAAAAATTCCAGTAAACAGAATTATTGTTAAAATGCAAACACACGTTGGTTCAGTAAAACAAGACCCAATTAATTCAGGCTCATATCAAATGGTTGCAGACCCACTCTTTGACGACATTGATGTTATTAAAAATAGAACAATTCCAATGGATTGGAAAATTCAATACCTTGAAGAAAATCCTAATACAGGTGTTTTAACTTGGCAAGATGCTGTAGACTTTGGAACACTTTATCCAGATGGCAAAGATAACGGCTTTCCAGTTATTTCAAGGGATGGATATGTAGAGCTTCATTATGGTATAAACGGAAACGACTATAACTGGTATCTTGGCTCACAATCACAATCAAGCAACACATCAATTATGACTAATCTAAGTAGTGTTGTAGAGCTTGGTCCACCACATCAAATTGGTGAATACGAACAGTTTATGTTTATTAGGGGCTTAAGAATTGTTGTAAAAACAATGAGTAGACAAGATGTTCCATTTGAACTTATTGAACTTTCTCCACGACTTGCTGCAGATTTTTCTTCAATCACAAAAGAATATAATACTAGCAGGGTTGCCTCAGATCTTGGAGTGAGCGGTATGCCAGTAGGACAGCTACTAGCCTCAAATGGTTCAATTACAATAGCAGACTATGATCAAGTTTTAAATAAAAATAATGAAATATCAAGTTCAAATCCAACTGGTAGCGTTATTTGTAATTTTGTAAATAGAAACCTTCAATTAAAATTCTTTGAAATAATTAAAGAAGACATGGAAGATACTTCAAAATGGTACTATGTTCCAATTAAAACACTTTATGCTGAATCATTCCCAGAGTTTGATAATGATTCTAGAATGGCAACAATACAACTAAGAGATATGTTTTTTTACTTTGAATCACTTACTGCCCCACAAATTTTACTAACTAATGTTTCTCTTAGTTATGCAATAGCAATGGTCATGGACTCGATTGGATTTTCAAATTATGCATACTATAAATCAGTTAATGACAAGGACCCAATTATACCTTTTTTCTTTGTTGCACCAGATACAACCGTTGCACAAGTATTAGAAGATTTGGCGGTATCAACCCAGACAGCAATGTTCTTTGATGAATACAATAACTTTATTCTTATGAGCAAGAGATACATGATGCCAAATCCTGGAGATCGTCAGCCAAACAATCCAAATGAAGAAATTAATTTTACCTTATATGGAACAACAGATTTTATTAAGAATGGTATATTAAATAATCAAACAGCAAATACCGCTGTCCCACTATCAAATATTAAATCTGTTGGATCCGTAGAAAAAAATATTTTTAATGATGGCTTAATTAGGTACACCTCACGATACATTCAAAAGAGTTATGGAGAAATTAGACAAGCATCTTTTATTGACAAAGATAAAACTTGGCAGTATAAGCCAGTACTACTTTGGGAAATTGAGCCTAGCGAAAACTCAAAGTCAATAAACGAAGAAAAAGCAAAGCAAGGGTCTTACGTATTGTCTGCTATTCCTCTTAACTCAAATCTATCTAATGTTATTCCTACAGTGCAGAGCAATCAGATAGTAAATAATACAATGGATTTGGGCGAGGGTGTCTACTGGATACCACGCTACAATGGATATTTCTATGCAAATGGAGAAATGATTAAGTTTGATGCAGTAGAGTATAACGTTGCGAAATCACTAATAGGCTCTAATTTAACAGCATCTACAGTTAATGGAAATACTACTATTACAACTGCATCTAAAATATTTAAAAATGTAAAGCCTGGTCAAAAAGTTGTAAGAGTTTCTGGTGCTGGAAACGTTGCAGCCAACACAACCATATCTTCAGTAACACAAACACAGTCAGTAATTGACGTATACGGAGAAGCAGGTATACAAATAAATACAACAATTACTTTGTCTAGTGCCGCAACAGCTAGTGGTAGCATGGTATTTAACATTGAAGATACTTCAAGCAATGTTTTTATAAATAATGTTCAAGAATACCAAGACTATTTTGCACAAATTCCATTTAATGGAAAGATGTATCCAACTGGACGTGTAAGAATTTTTGCAGAACCATTCTATGAATCATATACCGAAAACGGAATTGCAAAAACTAGACTTAAAAATGGTGCAGTAAATAAACATGGTCGTGGTCAGTTTAATACAAAGATAGTAGAACACTCTGCAGGTTTAGGAACACACTGGACAGACGACAACAATATTTTTGGAATGTTTATGGATTCTGACTATTTGTTTGGTGATAAATCAAAGAAAGAACTTCCAGTACGAGTAGCAGTAGCAATAGGTGAAACTCCTAGTACACAAATTACTCTTGTTAGCAATAGAGGAATAAGCAAGAAAAATACTGTTACTGGCTTAAATATTCCAGAGAACACTAAAGTTACAGGCGTAAAAGGTACAAATATTATAATTGTAAGTAATCCATGTGCAAACCTAGTTGTTGATCAAGAAATCTATATTACTGGAAAAAAAATTAAGGCAAGAGATTTATTATTAGTTGATCCAATTATAACAACAGGGCTTGGTTTAGGAAATCCAAATGATTTAGAAACAGCAGCACAAACTATAGCAAAAGAAACAATAAGAACTGGAATTATTAAAAATATGCTTTCTTCTGCTTATTATTCCGAAGATACCTTAAATTCTTTAAAATCTACGCAAACAGGAACAGTGCAATCATCAGCTCTAATTATGACTGGATCTACAGCAAAACCAACATATGGAAGACCACAAAATCTTATATCTTATATTAAAAAAGATTTAACAAACGAAGTAATAAATCCAAAACTTTTTGGCTGTAGGCTAAGGATTATTGGAAGATTAGACAATAGTGATTTCAGCGTTCAGAGTCCATATGGTTCTAATCCAATAACTACAATTACTACCGCAAACTCTAATGAAAACAAAACGATTTATGCATCATCTGGTGGCATAAGTTTTATGTTTGATGAAACTAGGAGTCGTGGTTATTTCTTTGAAATTGCAGCACTTACTGCAGCTAACATAGATCAGTATGGCGATCAAGATGGACTTGCAAATCTATTATTTTATAAAACAGTAACTAAGTCAGATGCTATTTTAAAATCAATAATAAGAACAAACAAATCAAAAGAAATTATATTTACTGGAGAAAACTCCTTTAAAGCTGGAGACCTTGTATCTGTGTCAATAAGTGGAGACACTTATATCTCATATGAAAAAACAACACAAGAACCGTATACAGTTCTGACAGCAGACTCAACTAGCTTTACCGTAAAAGGAGAAAAAGCAACATCTACACAAACTATTGACTTGTCTGCTTTAACCGCTGTTGCATCTTATACTGTAGCAAATAAAGCAATTCCGTATACGTTGTGGGAAGGTCTTTCAAACATAGTTGTTGATGATGGTAAATTTACTGGTCAGCACAGATTAAAAGGTGAGCAAAATCCAAGCGTCTATGACCTAGCTGTTGAGTATGAGGATATTACCGAGGGAAGAAAGTTTTATTTATACTTAAATCAAAAACTAATTGGAACAGTAATAGATCCATTACCATTACCAGTAATTAATAACATTGCTCCATTTGTTAGAAGTACTTCTAAAGTAATGTTTGAAAACATCTATGCTATTGGTCAAAACATTGCCGACAATGGAGTTAACCTCCAGGATGCTCCGTTAAGATCTGGTTCACTCTTTAATGAAGAGACAGACAGCGACAATTCATTTAGAAAATATTCTGTGAGTAGTGCTGTTCAAGACACATACATAAAAGGTATTAGCCCATTGCATGAGCCAGACCTTAATATGTACTTTGAAGAGTTTGGAACGATTATGAGAGAATCTGCCTATTTTAACTTTAGATATGATAAAGCATATCCTGCATTTATTTCAAAAATTGCACCAACATTTAATAGCCTAAAAGGATATGTTGTTTCTGGATATGTTGGAAATGCATATGGTGCAGAGTTCTTGATATTTAACACAACAGATTCATCTGTAAATCTAGATGAAACAAGTGGTAACTATTTAAGAATTCTTGGCGTTACATTTACACAAGAGTCAGACCGTCAGCTAACTCTTGATGAATATTTAAAAGCAAAAAGCGATTTATCAAATCCAGATTTTAATAATTTTGTTTTAGAGAGTTCAATAGATAATCCTAATACTGCAGCAAAAAATCTAAGGCTTATTAAAAATAGTCGTGTAACAAATGGACGCAACGAATTCTCAATTGATGCAACGTATATACAAGATGCAGATCAGGCAGAAGAATTAATGGGGTGGCTAATAGAAAAAATGCTAGACCCAAGGCTATCTATAGGACTATCAATCTTCCCAACGCCAACTCTACAACTTGGGGACATTGTTACAATTAATTATAAGACTAGAAACACTCACGGAGATTTAATTGATGAAGTTGCTGATTCGTCTAAGCGATTTGTAATATACAATATTGAGTATGGTAGAAATGAAAATGGTCCAGATATGAAAATATATATAAGCGAGGTATCATAATGCCAAGAGGAAGAGGAAGACCAGGAAGAAGGGGAAGTGGAAAAAACAGGGAAACGCCATTAGCTAATAATATATTTTTACCAGAGCCATTATACAGAAGAGACAGGCGTGGTATAAAGGTAGCAAGACCAGATATTATCCTTAGTGAGAACGAGCTTTCTCTAGAGGCTATGGCAGACTTTATTTTTGCTGAAATTGGTGGTCAAGAAATTCTGGATATTTCAAGATCTGATTTTGTAGACAGTCCATTAAATCAACAATATAGTGCTACTCCAGGAACTGGAACATCTTACATTCAAACAGATCCAATTGTTTTTTCGGACGGAATAAGAAACACTTTTGCTTCTTTTAGTATGTTATTAGAAACTTATATTCCAGAAGACACAACATTAAATATTTTAGAACTAAATAATACTACAGGCACAATAACTATAAAACTAGTTAATTTAAGAGATGGCGATAATGTAGAAGTTGAATTTTTGCCATATGCAAGTGTTTCAGATGATATAATATTTGAAGGGATATAAATATGTTAACACAAAAAGGTAAAAACGTACTTGCCAAATATTTGGTAAACCAAGCTCCAGGGTACGCTGGTTCCATTGCTATTGGTTGTGGAGCTAATCCACTATCAACTATGACCTTTGACGTTTCTTTGGCTAATGTTACTACAGGAACTGCAACAATCACTACAAGCTCTGCACACAACTTTCTAGCAGGAGATATAGTTTTTATTACAGGCATTGATGGTGCATATGATGGAAAATTTACAATTGCATCAGTTCCAAACACAACTACCTTTACAATTACTGGAAGTACCGCAACCGCAAACGTTGATCCAGTTATCAATGGTAAAGTAACACACAATTTTGTTCAAAAAGAATATTTAGATTTTGAAATGGTTAGATTGCCAATTGTTTCTCGTGGAATTGTTGTTGAAAATAATTTAACTAAAATTGTGTTTACTGCAGAACTTCCAAACCTTGAACAATATGGAATAACAGAAATTGGAATCTATCCTTCTGGAAGTAATCCAATAGCAAGCACCATTGACAGCAGGGTATTATTTAATTTTTCCGACACAGAAAACTGGGAGTACCACTCTGATGTTGTTGAAAAACCAGTATCATACGTAGGTGGTGCAGGGTATGCAAATGCCGTAATAAATATGAGCACAAGCGATAATTTTGTTTTAGTTAATTCCTACGATCCAATTTTTACTAACTACGACAGAATGACATCAAAAGAACAACCAAGATTTGAATCGAAGACACTAATGCTTAGGGGAAATACTTCAGCAATAAATACTTCCCCTACAATATATTCAATCTATGAAAACAGTTCTTTTCCTGAAAACCAGTCGCACATTCATCACACAAACCTTTCCTTTCCCTTTGATAAAAACTCCGCAGACGACGTATTAAAGTTAGCATTCTCAGTAATTACAGAAGCTACAACAACTTCTATAAACACAGCAAATGTGACACAATATTCACAAATAGGTGGACTTAATATAATTGTTCAGTTTGCAGACTCTGAGACACTTGGAAGTAGTGAGTATGCCAATATGCAATTTTCATTAAACTCAACAGATTTAAAAGCAAACAACGCAAACACACAATATTATGTTGTACAAAAATCACTATCTGAACTTAAAACAACAGCAAACTTTCAGTGGTCTTCTGTAAACACTGTCAAAATTTTTGTATCAGCTTTTGCTAATGTTGGAACAAATGTTTCTGCATCAGTGCTTACAAGCAATGTGGCTACAATAACAACATCTACCAATCATGGTTTAGTGGCAGGGGATGCAATTGTGATTACTGGTAGAACTGGTTATAATGGTTTATATCAAGTTGCAACAAACGTAAATGCAACAGCATTTACATATTCAATAACAGCGGCAGATATAGGTTCTAATTTAACAGACGGTGGCGTAGTTACAGAACTTTTGGGAAATCACTTTATAGCACTAGACGGACTTCGTTTTGAAAATATATCCTCTGCCATTGCAAATCCACTATACGGACTTACTGGATATTCTTTGCTTGCGGAAACAACGGTATCATCTAACAATACATCAATTACAAACTACCCAGTAATAAAGCAAAGAAACACAAACAACTTTATAGAGTTTAAATTTGCTGTAGATACTGGTGGTGTTATATAGTGGCTAGTCAAGAAATATTTGAGGCACAGATATCAACAACCTCTTTTCCCCCAAGACTGCCAGGCAATAAACTTGCACTTAGATATAAAGTAAAATCTTCGGACCTTAATCAAACTACTCAGTGGTCCCCAATTTATTATATAGATGGACCAACAAGGGTTAACGCAACTTCAAATACAATTAATGGATCAGGTACAAAAATTACAATAGACTGGGCAGATACTAACGCATGTAACTATGACCTATTTGTTTCATATCCTATAGAACTTGTAATGTACCCTGCAAGAGTCAACTCGGTTGCATTTGTTAAAACTATTTATTTTTTATCAGCAGAAGCTCAATCTGCTTTTATTCCACAAGAACTTGCAAACTATAGAGTTGGAGATCTAATAGATGTAGTTGATATTAATGCTTCACTAAATGGTGTAGGTATGACTGTTACTGAAGTCAATATAGCATCAACTCCATACTATATTAAATACACTGGTGACTCTAGCAATACCTTAGCAAACACAAACGTAACAACTGGTTATTTTGGAATAGCGACTAATGCAACTTCAGAACAAAATTCTCGTCACTATGGATATTTAACAAAGTACCCACTAACTGGAGAAGAAGAAAAAACTTACACGTTTCAATCAGCAATATCTAAAAATGGTGTTTCACGTTATGAAATAGTAAAGGCAATTGTTCAAATTGAGGGCGTAGATAAATCTATAGATCCATCACTTCAAATTGCAAAGACGATTGTTGATGTCTTCTAGTCTGATATAATAATAATATGAAACTTCCACTTCCAAATAGAGGTCAACCTTTTGACCTAGCTTTAGTTTATAAAATAATTGAACAAATTAATAATTTATGGAACGAGGTTGGACTTCGTGTTTCTTCATATTCTTCAATACAAACTGCAAAAGAATCTATCAGCAGTGTTCGTTCAAGCGAAGTAAGAACTGTTGCTGGATTTGTAAATGTTATTGACAATGCTTGTTTAAAAACAAACGACGATAAGCCATTTAATTATACATTTGATAGAGCGTTTAAGTATCCACCAATCGTATCTACATCATTAGAAACCATTGGGGAAAGCAATACAGAAGCAAGTAAAACCTCTACTGTAATCCTTACAAAAGTTAGCACAAGCACAGTTGAAGGAATTATTAAATTTGAAACAGCAGGAACGGCTGCTGTACGAGTTAATCTTATTGCCGTTGGCATTCCTGTATAATGGACAGAGAGCAGTATAATTCTGCCCCAATAATTCCAGGTAGCAAAAAGGTTTGGTTTTTAAATGGTGACCTTGTTCGCATTTATCACTTTAATAGATCTAATGGAATAATGTCTGTATACAATATTATTAAAGATCAAGTTGAAAGTTGTTTAGTTACAGATTTTAAACGAAATCGTGAAAGAGCGTACACTGTAGGCGAGACAGCAATAATGGTAAACAGACACAAGAAGTATATGCCTAGCCTTATGAAGCGTGGAGTAATCCCCGAACCAATGGGTTCTCAGAAGGGCGGAGAGCGTGGCTGGCAGGTTCGATGCTACTACTCAGAATCACAGGTGCGTGACATTCGTGATATACTTGCTACCTACCATATTGGCAGACCAAGAAAAGACAATCTAGTTACTAACGACATTACGCCTTCGCCACAGGAGTTGACAAGACGTATGGGAGATGGTATACTGACATATACGAGAACTGAAGACGGCAGGTTTGTACCTGTTTGGTCCGAAAGTATTTAACCGAAGGGTATGAGATGGAAAACGAAAACACAAAAATTAACATTGCATTGGGCTATACGCTCAATCTTGGTAACTTTCAGTCACTCCGCATTGATCTAGGCGTTGAGGATTCACGTCGTGAGGGTGAGACTGTACAACAGGCATTTGACCGTGTGTACGAGTTTGTAGAAGCACGACTTGTTGAAAAGATTAACGAGTCAAAAGACGAGATCGATAGCAAGTAATGGCTGAACGCAAAGACCGAATGGCTTTGCTCAGTAGATACTCTAAACTTTATCTTATAAAGTACGAGGAAAAGCCATTACTAAATTTAAACGTAGAACAATGGGCTGCAGATGCACTCATTGAGTCATATGGCATATCTATGTGCTATGACCTACTAGAATATTATTTTGATGTAGCACAGAACCCAACATGGAAGTATTTTGCACACTATACAGATAATCTAATATCTGCACAACAACAACAAAAAAATGATATGTCCGAACGAGCAGTTCGCCGTGAACAAGCAAGGAAGTGGTTAAGTGAATGATTCAGAAGCAAAGCTTATCTCAGCAGTACTACAGGATAAGCAGGTACACGTATTACTACAAGCTAACGTGGAAAACATTCTTCGTACTCACAATGACATATGGCAGTTTATTAGGAACTACTCTGAGCATAACGGTACTGTCCCACCTGTTACCCTTGTAGTAGACAAGTTCCGTGATTTTCATCCTGTTGATGGGGTTGGTGCAACTAAGCACCACCTAGAAGAACTACAGGCAGACTATCTTAATGACAGCCTAAAAGATATCTTACGCAACACTGCCGCAGATGTGCAGGGTGGCAAGGGTACAGAAGCCCTAGAGTCGCTTATTCAAATGACCTCAGAGCTTAAGAAGAATACTGCCTCAATCCGTGACATTGACGTTACAGACATTGACGATGCAATTGCTTATTATGAAAATGTTCAGAGGCAGAATGAGCTAGGACAGATTGGTATTAAGACTGGTCTTCCTGGATTTGATAACTATCTTCCTGCTGGAATTATGCCAGGACAACTTGGTGTATTCCTTGCGTATCCAGGCATTGGCAAGTCGTGGCTATCTCTTTACTTTGCTGTACAGGCTTGGAAGCAGGGCAAGTCACCAATGGTTGTAAGCCTTGAAATGAGCGAGACAGAGGTTCGTAACCGTGTCTACACAATTATGGGCAATGGTCTTTGGTCGCACCGCAAGCTGTCTTCTGGCGAGGTAGAGCTAGATATGCTTAAGTCTTGGCACGAAAAGAATCTTCAGGGTAAGCCTGAGTTCCACATCATCTCTAATGATTCTGGTGGAGAGGTTACGCCATCAGTTATGCGAGGGAAGATTGACCAGTACAAGCCAGACTTTGTAATCGTAGACTACCTACAACTAATGTCACCAAATCAGAAGTCAGACAATGAAACTGTTCGTATGAAGAACCTTTCTCGTGAACTCAAGCTAATGGCTATCTCTGAGGAAGTGCCTATCATTGCTATTTCATCTGCAACACCAGATGATGTTAATAAGCTAGACACTGTTCCTACACTGGGTCAAACCGCTTGGTCACGTCAAATTGCTTACGATGCTGACTGGGTAATGGCTCTTGGTCGTGGTGCTAACTCAGATGTTATTGAGTGTGTATTCCGTAAGAACCGTAATGGATTTATGGGTGAGTTTATGGTTCAGGTTGACTTTGACAAGGGTCTATATAAATACAAAGATTTTGAAGATAACTAGTTATAATGGAGTATGCAAAATCAGCATCATAAATCAATCAAGAGGTTTGGTTTAGATGGCATCATTCACGACGAAGCTGCAATACCAAGGCTAAAACAAGAATATGTTAGACTGTTAAAAACTGAAATGATTCTAACTGGGTACGCACCTAGGTTAGATCTTGACCCAGATTTTACAATCTTTTACAACCACGAAAAAGAAATTTTTGAATTTCAATTATCACTATATGGAACATACCTAGGAAAGAATAAAACACAATGGATAACAGGAATAGACGGAACAAAAATAGTTCCTACACACAAGAACAAATCAAAAGAGTCCTTACAGGATCAGGCGTAGATATTGAATCAGAAGTAGATTCAGACTACATTATCTTCTGCCCATTTCATCCCAATCATCGCTCACCAGCAGGTGAGGTTGATAAGCAAAATGGGACATTCTTTTGTTTTTCCTGTCACCACGTTGCCGACCTAGTAGAGCTAGTTGTCAAGACATCTGGTCGTACATACTTTGAATCTGTACGCTTTATTAAATCTAAAGCAACTGAGTCTGATCTTACCTCAGAGATTAATCGTAGACTATACACTAAGCCAGACTATGCACAGTTTGATGAATTGCTAATTAAAAGATTAAACACGCAAGCACTAGAAGCACCTCGTGCAATGCGTTACTATACAGGTCGATCAATAACAGAACAATCAGTCAAAAAGTTTGCTCTTGGATTTTCCGAGAAGCAGGATATGGTAACAATTCCTGTACAGGCTCCAGATGGAATGTGTATTGGATTTGTTGGTCGATCAATTGAGGGCAAGGAGTTTAAGAATACTCCAGGAATGCCTAAATCAAAACTTCTGTTTAACCTACATAGGGTCAAAACAGCAGACAAGGTATATGTAGTTGAATCATCTTTCGATGCCATACGCCTTGACCAAGTTGGATTTCCAGCGGTAGCAACTTTAGGTTCTAACGTATCCAACGTACAGATTGAATTGCTAAAGAAGTATTTTAATAACATAATAGTTATTGCAGATAACGATGAAGCAGGAGGAAACATGAAGTCAAAGATTATTGATAAGCTTGGCTCTCGTGTATCCGTGATCACACTAAAAAAACAATACAAGGATATTGGAGATATGACGGATGAAGATATTGCAAATCTG